TTCGTTTGGCTCTTTTGATTTCGAATCGAATCCATTTACCGAATCGCATCTCGACGATCCATATACAAAATCTCTCCGCTCTCTTCTCGAAAAAAGAAAGTGTCCGAGTCCCTCAAAGGAATTCCTCTTTTTATCTTTAGCGATCGCGTTCCACCTGGTTCGAGTTGATCCAAAGTTTCTACGTTTTTGTTTACTACTCTATACTTGTTCTTTTTTAATTCTTCTGTCGATTCCAACGTCGTTTTCCCTTCCTAAGATAATTCCGATTTCGCTTTTTTCTTTCAAAATACCATTACCCGCTTACATAACCCCTTGCAATGGCGCTCAACGTTAGCGGCAAAACCGGAAATATTTACGAATTTACAGGCAGAGAAAATTGGGATTTTCTAATTTTAAGAAGAATCTTTGAATTATCTCTTGCGTAAAACTCTAATTATACGAAAGTATCCCCGAGTTTTTTCTATGTTTTTAGTACAAATTGAGTCAGCTTTTTTACTTTTTCGAAAGACATTAGTCTTTTTGAATACGTATTTTTCGCATTCTGTTTCCCCGGGAACCCTCAATGTAAGACTCCAAACAAAGGAAAACCGAAATTTTCCAGTTTCCTCGTAGGGTAGCACAGGAAAATCCCTTTTTTGCCATATTGTGCATTAATTGCACTTTGTAAATGAATATTTGAGAAATAATTGCACAAATGAAATTCAAATCACTATCCGAGCGCTTTACTTACGTCGAGAAAACCTCCGGCAAAAATACCACCGAATTGGCTGCTATTTTCGGAGTGGAAAGAAGACAATATGCAAATTACAAGGCCGAGAAAGGAACAATTTCGGATATTCAGTGGGACGCGTTCGAAAGAGAGACTAAATTCAATCGTACCTGGGTCTCCACCGGAAAAGGTCAAATGATGATAGCGACATCTGACGATGTCTTACAAAAACTGGGAGAGGAAGTTCAACTTCTAAACAAACTTAAAAATTTGAAACTCGCCGTTCGACTTTCTCAAATTCCCGAGGATATTCCTCCTTCGAAATTAAAGCTACTTCAGAACCTTCTCGATTTATACTTAGAAACAATAAAATAGCCCTTTCTACGGATTGATTCGTGATTAGGACCGGATCCCTGCCCCTCAAGATCAAGTCGAGATTCTCTACAAAAATACTCTTGAGGCGGCCCCGTATCTCTTCGCTATTCAAGAGGGCATTCTTTTTCTTCATTTCAAAACCCTTTTTGTTAAGCGACATGGGGTCAATTCCTCTTCCTCAAATACCAGCGTCAGGCTATAATTTGAATATTTATTTCTTCTCGTGATTTCCAAATTATTAGATTCCTGGCGTAACTTTGCCCTGCACCTTTAAATATATTTCGATCCCTCTCGATTTTCAGACACCCTTCCCTCTTATAGTTTACT